GGTTACGATTCAACCGACTTTGATGACGGTAGCATCGAGCGCTGCCCGTACTGTGGAGGAAGCGGAAGCGTGAGAGCCTATTCTCCACCGTTCCTCCGGGACACCTACTACTATGTCGTGTGCGAGGACTGCGGAGCTATGACAAGACCCACGGCCAAGACTACGGCGGAAGCGTTGGCGATGTGGAACCGGCGCACGGCATGGGATGATTACGAAGGAAACCCGGACTACGACCCGCGCAAGGAAGACCACCGGGGCGGTCTGCAACCGGCGTCTATTATTCGGAACGTGCGTGGGTGTGCAGAAGGGAATTGCGGCAAATGCTCTTTGAGTGTGATATTCGGAAGGAACAGCAATACGCCCAAACCGCTTTGCCAGTATCGGATGATGCTTGCGGCGGCGGACACCATTGAGCATCTTTTGGAGAGGGAGCGGAGGAGGAAAAAGTGACTTGTTATCGGAAGGGCGGCTGCGGCCCGTATGAAATGCTGCCCTGCGGTGAATGTCCGGCAAGCAAGCCAAAGTACCTGAAGCGGTACGACGATCCCAAACCAGAGCCGAGGGAAAAGACCTGCAAGAACTGCGGCCAGCCCCCTGTCAAGGAATGGTGCGAAGGATGGCCAGACGAGGTTTGCGAACATTGGACGCCGAAGAAACCCAAAACCCACAGGGACATGCTGCGAAGCAAGAGCGACAAAGAACTGGCAGCTTGGTTCCGCGTCGTTGCAGACTGCGAGGGATGCCCCGCAGTAGAAAACTTTGACGAGTGCAGGCATGGGAAGGACTGTGAAGATAAGTGGCAGGAATGGCTACACAAGGAGGCAACATGATCCGCAAGATCGACGAGATGCACCGGAGGTTTGGCGTCCTCCAAGACAAGCGGTGCGAGGATTGCAGCAATCTCATCAAGGGAAGATACCACGACATGCTACTTCGGAAGTGCTTGGTCTACGGAGCGACGCACAGCGAGGCGTCAGACTGGCGGAAGAAATACGTCGCCTGCGGGATGTTCAACCGGGAGTGGAACGGACCGGATATCATCCGCCTGCTAGATCACAGCGGTATGCCGAAGCCGAAGCTACCGGAGGAACCGTTGGACGGGCAGATGGATTTGCTTGCGGATAAGGAGGCAACATGAGCGTACAACCGAAGCGGTGGACATTTGCGGCGCTGACGGGGCGTATACCGCCGTTCTTCATGGTGCGGCGTCGCAGGCGGTGGCGCGAGACGGTGCTTGCCATCCGAGACCTTGAAGGGCTGGTTGGCGTCACTCCGGCGGGGCCGGTAATGATGGTACACATGGAGACGGAGAACGACGCCATTATAGCGAAGAACCGTCTGCGATTCCTGGGAATCCCGGTCAGCGAAGAAACGCACGAGACGGACATCAAGGAGTGGGGCGTATACGTCTCGAAGAAAGACGGTATTCAATCCGAAGACAAAGATGGCACCGAATAACGAAGGGAGCGAAAGATAATGGCGAGAAAGAAAACGGAGACGCCTCCGGAGCAGAAGTACACCATCACGCTCAACGAGCGGCAGCTCCGGCTGTTACAGAATGTATGTGAGAAGTGGGCTAGGATGTGCATAGGCCAGACGTGGGACATGGCGGAAGACCTGGCTTGGCTGAACTATGAATACAAGCCGGACGACCCGGAGTTCGACAGACGCATACTCAGACGCGATGCCTGCAAGGAGATGCTTGAACTGGCGATGCGAGCCGCATCCGGTGGCAACCTTGAGCATTTCCGTAAGACAGAGGATGTTCAGGTGGCGTTTGATATGTACTCGGTCATCCGCAACTTCTTCTGGCACCAGCTTCCGGAGGACAAACGGGAGAGCTGGACGGTTGACGCAGACCCCGTTCACATTTGGGGGACGGAGCCGAAGATTACCGTAAAAAAGGAGGGAGAATAACGATGGAAAAACTTTCGACGATTCAGAAGAGAAACAATCTGAACGAAGTCTTCCGTGAAGGGGAGATCGGCCCCGGCGGAGCGTACCACGACTATACGGTGTTGATGTGGCGCAGCACCGAAACTGGCGGCGGTAGTGTGACCAGCGAACAAATCAGGTTTCAGAAGGGCGCGAGGACTGACCCTGATGCGCGGACTGGTGTACTGGACGGAGACCTTTTGGAAATCGTCCGTGACCGGCTGAAAGCGTTTCAGGCCGGAGAGTTTGCCTGCCGGGAAAACGCCTGCGCCCTGACGCACATCGAGGAAGCCCTCATGTGGATGAACAAAAGGGCGGAGGATCGGGCGGAGCGGAACGTCCTCGGAACCTATCAGAAGTAGACCATTTTCGTGACGCCACGAAAATGATATGAAGGGGGTGATGCCCCGTGACTCCGGGAACGACGGAGATTAAATTCCCCCTTGAGTAGATACGGGGCGGTGGTACAGGGAAGTACGGCGATGCGTCGCTGGGGACAGTGATCCCCCGGTGGTTCGAGGCCACCCCGCCCCGAAATCTTACGGAGTACAAAGGCGTGTGCTAGACTTTAAGCGTAAACGGTTCCCGCCTGAAGAGCAGCGGAATACCGAAACACACGGAAAGGAGTGAAACCAAATGGAAAAGAGCATCCTTGAAATGGCTCGCGGCGCAATCACGGAACGTGTTGACTATGAAATGGGCCGCGTCCTGCAAAACATTCTCGACCCGAACACGAAAGCTTCGGCAAAGAGAAAAATCACGCTGACGGTGGAGTTCCTGCCTGACGACGAGCGCCAGACCATCAGCGTCAGCGTTACGGCAAAGAGCGTTCTTCAGCCTACCGTCCCTGTGAAGACGGCACTGTACGCGAGCCAGGGGAGCTACGGAGATTTCTCCGTGGTGGAAATGACCCCGCAGATTCCGGGGCAGGCCAGCTTCGACGGAGAAGAGCAGGAACCGGCACCGATTCTCCGGATCGCCAAGTAAGGAGGTAACAGATGATGCTGAAAGAAGCGATCGAAAAAATCGAGGAAATGAGCAGCCCTCTGGTCTATACGGAGGGCGATCATTCCTACGTTCTTTACGCAGACCACACCGAGGAACTGCGTCCTGCCATCGACTCTCCGGAGACGGTGCGGCTCAACAGCTTGGACGCTTTGGTACAGCTCGTGAAGAAAGAACAGCAGGACCGTCAGATTTTCGTCTCCGTCACCGGCCACGACGAGGTTGACGTATATGACTCTCCCAGTGAAGACACCAGATGGAAGCGGAACGTCCTGTATAACGCCAGAGCCATTGACATCCCCGGATGGGAACCGGAGGTGCAGATGGGATTCGACCAGGCAGCCGTGGCGCTGATGACCCGGTTCCAGGACGGCGGAGACCGCGAGTACACGCTCACGCTCCTGAGCCAGATCACTACCGGTGCGAAGGTGACGTACACGGACAACGGCGTGGCAAGCACCATCGTGACGCAGAAGGGCGCGGCCCTGGCGCAGAACACGACGATCAAGCCGCTGGTCAAGCTCCGCCCCTACCGCACCTTCCAGGAGATCGAGCAGCCGGAGGGCATCTTCCTGATCCGTATATCCGAGCGCGGCATCACGTTCCGGGAAGCGGACGGCGGCATGTGGAAGTTGACCGCCAGGAACACCGCAAAGGCATGGCTTCAGGAGCAGCTTCAGGACATGCCGAACGTAACCGTGATGCTGTAAGACATCGCTGCCTGCCGGGAATAGACCGGCATTATGCCGAGGTAGCTTAATGCGGAAAAAGCGAGCAGACGACACGGAGACTAAGTTGAAGTGCTGGCACTGACAAGCTGTGGAGAAGTACAATCCATATCTGCTACCGGATGAAGTGTCGTTCAACCGTGGGGGTTCAAATCCTCCCCTCGGCACCAGAGGTTCCGCAAGGTATAAGAGCCGGGGATAAGACCTCTCCCCGGACGGTGGGCAAACCGTGATTAAACCCGTTTTTTCTCCCTCCTCTGACAAGGGAGCCTCCCGGATGACTCGGACACGCCGGGGACAAAGGAAAGAGCCGGGTGCGCATGGGGCTATGGGGAACGCTCAGAAACCATGCAAGAAAAGTGAGCGCCGGAGGGTGTGTCTCCTGACCACACGACAATCGGAATAGACCGATGGACAGCCGGGAAAGACCGGCATTATGCCGGGAACGTCGTCTAAGGGTTAGGATGCCATCCTATCGGTGGCGCGAGAAGATGGTGATGCGGGTTCAAATCCCGTCCCCGGCACCAATCCCGCAAGCGGTGGAGGAAGCGCGAGAAGCTGGATTCGTGTGCGGCTTGTTTAGCCTCGACACACGAGGGTCGGTGATAAGGCCAAGCGCGGCGGGGTGCCAATGCCGAAATCCCAGCCAAGCGCCGATGCAAGATGTGCAGTCCCGGACGGACGAGCCGGGTGAGTATCGGAGAAACGCAGGTTGGTTACGAAACGAAACCGACAGGAGTAGTGTAAAACGGCAATTCGGGTGGCAGCACGGAACAGACGGCAACGAGGAGCTTAAAGGTATACCCCGGAAGGGGGAAGCGTTTCGACCTCGTGGTAATCACTCGAAACGAATCGTATATGCCGACGATGGGACATAGGGTGTCCTCCGGGTAAAATCCGGGAAAGCCGGTTCGATTCCGGCAGATCGGCACGGGGCCGCAACCCGTGAATAGCGGTACGCGGGAACTGACGGTCGGGCTGCGTACATAGGAAAGACCGTACAAAGCGGATTAACGGGGCGAAAGTCCGCATAGCTGGGTGAGCAACCTATTCCCGGCATAGCACCGGCAGACGTGCCGCCTGTGCGAGTCAGGCGCGAGGAGAGCGATAAAGACGGCTTTTGAAAGTCCGCTGGCATGGGTACAACCGTCATTCCTATTCCCGTGAGGCGGCAAAATAGGGGAACCACGACGAACGGTAGTAGTCGGAGGTGCGCAGAGTGGTTCGAGTCCGCGAGCTACGAAGGTTCGACTCCGAGAGCGCATGGTGCAAGCACCTCCTCCCCTTTTTTATGCGGGTGTAGTTCAGAGGTAGAACACCAGCCCTCCAAGCTGGGAGCGCCGGTTCAAATCCGGTCACTCGCTCCACGCCCGGTTAGCTTCACCTATACAAATCGTCCATAACAAGGGACGGGGTGAAGACGGGCTTCACCGTTCGGGAGCGCACAATCTCGGCGGATGATAAATAATAGTGGCTGGCTCCGGCCCTGTAAAAAAAACGGATGCGACCTGTGCGGGCGCAGGGCTGAAAAGTTCCGTGGTAGCGGCGGAGGCTTCGGAAGTCTCAACCGAAGGTGAGGAAGTGGCGTGGCGACGCGGGCCAACTCAGGAGCGCCCTGGCGTGGTGTATGGTTACGGCGACCGATCCTCCGCCGATATCGTGAAACACGGGGATGTAGCCAAGCGGAAAGGCATCTGGCCTTGAACCAGTTACGCGCAGGTCCGAATCCTTCCATCCCTGCCAATAAACGAAGGAGAGACACCAATGAACAGCGAACAGTTCGAGAAGATTATCGAAGATCAGATTGAAACCTGTAAGGGCATCCTGCTGAAGAAAGCGGGTGAGTATGCCACCGGAGGTGATCGCCTGCACAACTTCAAAGCCGCAGCGGGAATGATGGGCTGTGCGCCCACCGAAGCTCTCGCTGGTATGATGGCTAAACATACAATTTCTATCTACGACATGTGCAGGAGCGGCCACTCCTATCCTTTGGAGTTGTGGAACGAGAAGATTACCGACCACATCAATTACCTTCTGCTTCTGAAAGCGGCAGTCGTTGCGGAACACGAAACCAGTAGAGAGGCAGAAGTCAAAGTCAAGGTTTGTTGTGACAGCGGCGAAGCGGCACGTAACTTGGCTGATATTTTAGAGCCGTTGAATGCCTCCACCGATCTTCGCAACTCCGATGAATGACGAGACCGTGACCCCGGAAGAGGAAGAAACCGTCGAAGTGAATCTCTACGAGGAACTGGAACTGCATACCAACTGAACGGTGCAGATATTGCGCAACGTGCTGACCGGAGAACTGAGCATAGGATGGTGGGAAAACGATGGAGACAATCACATTCCTTGATATCCACGGTGCTGAGCAGACGCTGGACACGGATGGCAAGTTCAACGTCGCATTCAATGCGGACTGTATGGACCTTCTCCGTGCCATGCCCGACAACTGCGTGGATTTGGCCGTATGCGACCCCCCTTACGGAGACGCGCTTCAATCCGAAGACATAGAGCACCGCAATCAGCGCGGACGTTTCGACCGTTATAACGAAAGTTCACAGACTGTTAATGTAGAGAGAGAGAGAGAGAGAGAAGCACCCCGACGTACAACCGCTTTGGCAGTCCGGGAAGCCGATTCGAGAGATACAAAACAAGCGTCGTCTCAGATTCCACGGCGGCGGAAAGAAAGACCCCTGGAGAAAGTACCTCACCGTCGGAGACGAAGGTAGCCAGGACAGGCGGGACTTGGGCGGAGAAGTACGGAAAAAAATCATAGCCTGGGACGTGGCCCCTGGAAAAGAATACTTCGATGAGCTTTTCCGCGTATCCCAGGCGCAGATAATTTGGGGCGGCAACTACTTCAGTCTTCCGCCAACGCGGTGCTTCCTGATCTGGCGCAAACTCAGCATCAGCGAGAGTTTCAGCATGGCGATGGCTGAATACGCATGGACCAGCTTCAACAGCAATGCCAAGGTGTTTGAATGCGCTCCGCAGGGGAAAGCCAGTGATCCACGCTTTCATCCTACTGCAAAGCCGATTGACCTGTACCGCTGGATATTTGCCAACTACGCAAAGCCGGGTATGACGATCCTCGACACTCACCTCGGCAGCGGTAGCAGCCGCATAGCGGCTTATGAAGCGGGACTGAACTTTGTCGGGACAGAGATTGACGAGCGCTACTTCCAGCAGGAAGAAGATCGCTTCGAGCGCATGACACAGAACATCAGCTTTTGGGACCAGGACTGAGGTGACGGAATTGGAACGCATGGAATTCGGATTCAACCACGGGTTTACCACCGCCCTTCTTAAAGTGAGGGACCAGCTTGACGCCGCCTTTGCGGAAGATCTGAAGCGCCACAAGATGCGGCTCAATGCGAAAACGATAGAGCAGGCTATCGACTGCATGATCGAGAACCGTGAACTGCTGCGGGACAACCCTCTGGCATTCCTTCGCTGCAAACAGGGCGGCGGGTTTGAAGTTGTGGTCGGGAGGTGATGACCGTGTGGCAGAAAATAGGTAGCTGGGAATATCTGATCGGAGATCACCAAGCGAACTTCATACGGTTCTACGGTGAGAATCGCGCACAGTTCATTAACCTGGTCCGTGCCGACTGCATCGAGGAACTGAGTAACTTCCACGATCACGGCGTTGATATGGTGCTTGCCGACCCGCCTTATCAGGCAACACGAAACAAATGGGACGTTCCCCTTCCGATGGATAAGCTCTGGAAAGAACTGCATCGTGTTTGCAAGAAAAACGCAGTCATTGCCCTCCACTCCGGCGGCATGTTCACAGCGAAGCTGATGAACAGTAATCCGAAAGACTGGCGCTACAACCTTGTTTGGCACAAAACGACGCCGACGGGATTTCTCAATGCAAACCGGATGCCGCTCAGGGCGCACGAAGATATTTGCATTTTCTACCGGAAAACTCCGGTCACATACCACCCGCAAAAGACATACGGCCACGAACGGAAGGTCAGCACCGCAGACCACAAGCGCAATTCTAAAATGAGTACGGATTACGGCGAATACGGCTTGATTTCCTACGACTCGACGGAGCGGTATCCTACGAGCGTTCTCACATATTCGACGGACAAACAGCGCGGAGCCTATCACAGTACGCAGAAGCCCGTAAGGTTGGAAGAATGGCTTATTAAGACCTACACAGACCCAGGAGACGTGGTGCTGGACTTCTGCATGGGTTCAGGCAGCACGGGCGTCGCGGCACTGAATACTGGACGCAGCTTTTGCGGTATTGAGCTTGACGAACGGTACTACCAAATAGCAGTGACGAGAATCAAGGAGACGATCTCCCAAATGGCAGAACTGGAGGTAGATACCGATGCCGGTTGACGCATACTGCAAGGGATGTATTTACCTTGGAACAACCTCGAAGGGCAAATGCTGCGACTATAACTACGTTGCCGGAAAAGCCCGCAGATGCCCCGCAGGCGACGGGTGTACCAAGCGTCTGATTGGCAGCAAGAAACGGTATGTCCCAAGCTTGTTTGCGGCGTCGGCAAAGGCGAAACCTGATCCACCGGAGCCGAAGAAAAAGGGAAGACCGAGAAGAGAACTACCACCGGACGTAAAGCCTTATGACCGCGAGCGTGTCCGCAGGCGGATTGCTTCTGAAGAATACAAGGCGAAAGCACAGGGAAGACAGAGAGCGGCAATCGTCGAATACAAGGAAAAAAACAACGCCACATACGAGGAAATTGCAAATCTCATAGGAGTCCACAAATCGACAGTACAAAAATGGTGCAACGAGTATAAGCCAGCCAACTGGGAACTGCTTGCGAAGATCGGGATTCAGCGTCCGGAAGGGTTGTGATGATATGTCTATGCAAGAACTTGTAGATCGGCTCCGTGAATACGCGGAGTGGGCTGAGGCGAACCTTTGGGAAGTTCCCATCACGCTACCGGATGTTCTCAGCGCGGCGGCTGAAGTCATCGAAAAGGAAGTCATCGGAAGATGTCAAGACAATCATACGCCTTGAACGATTGCCCCGCCTGCGGAGCCAAGGGGCAGGAGAAGAACGTATATAAACCGTTCCCGCACGGGTGGGTTGGCTGCAAGAACTGCAAGAACTATCACCCTTGGGTCAACGGTGGAAAGATGCAGGCGGTCCGCGACTGGAACGCCAGAGGGGAGGAACAGCGCCATGCCCAGCAAAGATTATTATGATTTGGTCTCTACCGACTACAGAGATTTGTCGGACGAGGAAAGGAAGCGCAAACTATTTTGCGAAGCTCTGCCTGATTCCGTCGTTGCGGCGCTGGCCGTCAGAGCCGAGAAAATCCGTGATGAAGTTATGCGGCTGGAAAAGGAGCGAGACGAGATCATCGACTTCCTGAACGGCCATGACTGGCGGAACTTCTTCCCCCCTTTTGAATATCCCACAAAGGACGGTGACGACGAATGAGCATCTATATCCCGCAATACACCGAAGTGGAGACATCCCCCAAGCCAAACTGCCTATGCGGAGAGAATGGCCGCGTCCGAAACGAGCGTGAGTGCAGCCGACTCGGCGGCTGCGTTGGATGCGGATTTGACAAAGCCGAGCACGAGCGGCGCTTGGGAATCCTGCGCGATAAAGGTATTAAGCCCTTGAGTAGCACCCGCAAGACAATCCTCCTCCAAGAATGGGGAATAAACCCAAAATTGGAAATATGCTCTCTGAGGGTTGGGAAGAAAAAAGCAAAAAAGGAAGGGACTGGTTGATTCCAGCCCCTTCCTTCGTTTTCGGCGCTTGCCCCGGTTCGTTCCGGTACAGAATTTTGGGAGTCAAGGGGAATATGGACAAAATGTGCGATAACCGTTGCGATAGTAGCAAAAGGTTTTAATGGATTTGGCAGGATTTTGGCAGTAAGTAATTAGGACATAGAAAAAGCCCGGAAGCCTTGTAAATAAAAGACTTCCGGGCTTTTCCCTCTGGTGGAGATAAGCGGGATCGAACCGCTGACCTCTTGAATGCCATTCAACAAGCTATTTCTCGCAGAGCTTTATATTATAAGGCCCTGCGGGGTACTTACTCCGAAATATGCGATAACGCTGCGATAATAGAAATCAGGCTTTCCAAAGGTTGTCGGTGATTTTCCGGAGGTCTTCCACGCCAACATCCTGGTAGTATCGGAGCATTTCGCCGGACGTGTGCCCCATCAGTTCCAACTTGTCTTTCTCCGCACCTTCTACCTTCTTCATCAATGTGGCAAAGGTGTGTCGGCAGGAGTGGGGGGTATATTTATGGCGTTTGAGTCCTCCTCCGATGGTGACGATAGGGTTCTCGATCCCAATGGCTTCAAGAGCCGGGTAAAAGGCTTTCTCCGTAAAGTGCTTCAGCCCCCAAGTTTTCCCATCCGGGTTTCTGAATAGCGGACCTTTGCTCTCAGCCCTTGATTCGACGAACGACAGAATTAAAGGAGAGACCGTCACAGTTCGACCCTTACCGGCTTCTGTCTTCGCTCCACCCGTAAGGCACCTCTTTTCTTTGTTGTAGCTCTCATCGGTGAGTTCCAGAAACTCTGACGGTCGAAATCCAAGGAAGACCAAGCACATAACTTCTTCGGCGTAGGGTACAGTTCCGCTCTGCGCCGCTTTGATTATCTGACGTATCTGAGCGTCATCAAACGAACTCCGGTGTGCCGCAGCGTCCCCGTCAACGGACAGGTATTCCGATAGGTTTAGGTTATCTCGCGTGGCATGGCGCGGGATGGCAAACTTATACATCAGTCCTGCGCAAGCTCTCATGTTTTCCTTTGTCCTTCGCCCTCGTGGGCAATCGTCTATGCACTCCTGCAAGTCGTCAATGTCTATATCAGCAAACGGGACAAAGAACAAAGTGTCAAAGTATTTGACGGCGGCGCTGTAATTGCCTATGGTAGACTTTCCTGCCTTGTGCGTTGGTATCCATTTATCGAATACTTCCTTGAACGTCCAGAGACGTACTGTTTCGGATTGGCGTTCACGCATCAGGTCTGGCAAAGCAAGGATAGCGTCTTTCTTTTTGTCAAACACCTTGGTCCGGCGTCTCAAATGACGCTTACCGTTCTCGTCCAAAACGTACCCCCGCGTGACGATAGCTTGATACTTCCCGTTCGGAAGTTTGTAAACGCAACCCTGGCCGTTGCCACGCTTTTTCAAGCCACGGGATTTAGGCACGACTCTTTCTTGCCTTGCACCGCACTTACCGCAGAATGGAGCATCAGCGACTTCGGCCCCGCATTTGATACAGACCAACGACAATCCACCTTTCAAGCGACGCAAATGCGTCTTTTGGTGTCCGTTTAATCGTACACCAGTATGTGCTATACTCAGTTTACAAGAAAATCAAACGAAGCTAAGACACCTTCTGAGCTTATTCGACAAAGGAACGTGTTACAGTAATACCAAAGGAGGAAATGCTATGAACGATGAAGAAATGAGAACCGAGTTCAAGCGTCTTTTGGAGGAACTTTCTCATGAGGAATACGAGAAAGTCTTAGCCCTTGCGCGAATGCTAAAAGCCGAGCGCGATCGGAAGAATCAAAAGAATCATAAAGATTCATGAGTTCTGACTTATCGCTAGTATCATCACTCCCGTCACCACTTTCGGTGGCGGGTATTTTTGTTGCAGAGAGCAATGCTCGTTGATCGGATACGGAATCGCGCAAGAAGTCAATTAGGCCGCCAAGTCTTTCACGTTCATTTGGGTCGGTCTCTTTGCCGTATGCCTTTTCAGCTTCCTTTAATTGATACTCTGTGCCGAGTAGATAGGATTCCGGCGTAGCACCGAGAAGGTAATCCATCGTGACGCCGAAGTGCTCCGCAATCTTCATTAGCGTTGAAGACTCAGGTACTGCCTGGGTCTTCTTCCATTTAGTAACAGTGGAATTGCTCAGACCACACGCCTTTGCAGCAGCACTCTTAGACTCCCCACTTCTCTCGCACAATGCACCGAATATGTGAAAAAACACCAAAACGCACCCCCATTTTTGTGCAGAAAGTAGAACCTAACCAAAATAAGATTTTTGGCTTGCAATTCTTACCCAAGTTAGTATAATGGAGGGGAAAGCTGAAATCGGTAAGAAGACAGCCGGACATGGTTAGGCCGCTGGGCTTAGATTTAGTTACTGGCATAGCTATTCTAACCCAGCACCTAACCAAAGTCAAGTATTAAAAGTGGAAGGAGGTTAGATTGAATATGCCTGCTCAGTGGACCGGCGAACTCATCGGAGACATACACAACGCCGGGTTGAAGATTCGGGACGTCGCAGAAGAAGCAAAACTCAACCCGAAATATGTAAGCCAGCTTCTTCACGGAAAGGCCGTATCTCAGAAAGCAGAATCCAAGTTGAGGGACGCTTTGGACAGGCTTGTTTCGAGAATGGGGGAAGACGCAGATGGTAGCCCGAACTCTTGAACAGATCGAGTCAATGCCTACGGAAGTTCTGACTTGCGCTGACGTGGCTCACATCCTTGGGGCCAATGCGGATACCATCCGGCAGCAAGCGCGGGAGAGGCCAGAACTCCTTGGGTTCCGTACTATCATCGCAGGAAACCGAGTCAAGATTCCAAAGCGGGCGTTCGTCCGATTCATGAGAGGGGAGGACGCAAAAGAGTGAGATACAAGGACATGCGCGGAGACAGACTTCGGGTTTACGAAGACGGGACCGTGAGAAAGCTCGTTTACGGTGTAGAAGCGGAGACCACTATTGGATGGCGGCGCGGATACCGGACTGTATGGGACGGGATAAAGATGGAGGGCATTCATCGTCTTGTCGCCGAAGCCTTTATTCCAAACCCGGAGAACAAGCCGCAAGTCAACCACATTGATGGCGTTAAGGACCATAACAATGTGTCAAATCTGGAATGGGTAACGCCGAGTGAAAACGTCCGTCACGCCATGAAAATGGGTCTCATACCAGACCCAAGCGCCAGAAAGCCGCAATCACCAAGAGAACCTTGCAAAGAAAGAAACGTGGACGTCAGCAAGTTCGCCGGATTTCACGATGCGCTCGCCAGCCTTGATAGAGCATTTCCGGGGCGTGAATTGATTCTTCACTCCGAAATCGCGGAATGGCTCGGTGTGAACCCACGAACCGTGAAGCGCCGGTACGATTTCCCCGCAGGGCGCGTCACCAAGACGGCGGTAGCAAGGGCGGTGGCGCAATGAATGACAAAGAAGAGCGCATCATTGATGCCATCATCTGCGGCGGCGTGTGGGGGCTGCTCCTGTTTGCGGCGGTGATGATCGTCCGAGGGGTGGTGATTCTTGGTTGAGTGCCTTAATCCCATTTACCCCGGAAGAACTGGAAGAACTGGCGGCATACGATGCGGAAATCGAAGGGCAGCTCGCCTTTGACCGGGAAGAGTACGAAGCCGCGAGGCAAATGGACTGGGAGATCCGCCAGGAGCGGAGAGAACCCAAGGCGGCGAAAGCGGCGCTCCGCTCACGGAAGTATCACAACGATCACCGGGAAGAGATCCACGAGAAGAAGAAAGCCTACCGTGCAGCCCACCGCGAGGAAATCAATGCCAAGCATCGTGAATGGTACGCCGCCAATCGTGAGACCGTGCTTGAGCGGGCAAAGGCAGTGCGCGAAGCTGAACCTGAGAAAGAGAAAGAGCGAGGTCGTACTTACCGCGAGACCCACCGGGAAGAACTGGCGGAGTACCACAAGGCGCACTACGAGGCAAACAAGGAGCAGTACGCCGAACGGTTCCGCCGATATGCGGAGGAACACAAGGACGAGATAGCTGCCTACCGGGCAATGTACCGCCTCACTCACAAGGAGCAGATAAGGGAATACAAGCGGCGATGGCGGGAGAAGCACCGGGAGGAAATCCGGGCGAAGGACCGGGAAAGATCGGCGGCGAAGAAATTGGAGGTGACAGCATGAGCGACAGCGAAAAGATCCTGGCCTACCTTCAGGAGCACGGAAGCATCACGAGCTGGGAAGCCATCCAGCATTTTCGTTGCACCAGACTTTCCGGAAGAATTTACGACTTGAAAAGGCTCGGCCACAACATCGTCACCACGATGGAAGAAGGAAAGAACAGCGACGGCGATACTTGCCGGTACGCCAGGTATCGGCTGATTCAGAAGGAGGAAGAAAGTGAGGGGAGAACTGATAGCGAGCTGGGACCCGCGCTTTGAGTGCCTGTTCCACGGAGCGAACGCACAGGGCGTCTATCGGGAAATCAAAAGCATCGGTGACACTGCAACGCCGGAGCAAATCGTAGAGAAAGCGCGGGACGAAGCGACGGAGCTTCACAAGTGCTTCACATGGGACAACGATGCCGCCGCCGAAAAGTGGCGCAAGCAGGAAGCAAGAACCATCGTCCACCACCTGATTATCCGAACGGCAGAAAGCGACGACGAAGTATCAGAACCCGTCAGGATATTCCACCTGTCCGGCGGCGTTGATTCCGAAAGCAACGAGGAGGAACGTGGGTACAGGTCCATCGAATTCACCGTCCGCAACGACGACGAATATCAGCGGCTTCTCCAATCAGCCCTGAGTGAACTGCTGGCTTTTCAGCGAAAATACAGCATCCTCAAAGACCGGGCGGAACTGACCCGGCTGATTGAGGCGGTGGAGGAACTATCCAAGACGGCGTGAACTCTGACGGCGAGTGCGCGGAGCGTTCGGCTCCCAACAAATAATCCTGCAAAAACGGATTGAACACCTTTACTCACGAAATAACAGCGTGAGACATAACAACACACTATAAATCAAAACGAGCGTTCCGCGCACTCGCCGTGCAAGCGCATCGCACTTCGGTACAAATCAGAACGTAACAGCCGAGAACGCTTTACTATCCTGCATTACAGCACAAAACAGAGGACACCGGGAAGGGCTCTCCCTTCAAATCACAAATTCACTTTCAACAGTATCAATCATGGCAACAGCGGACTTGTCAATTCACAACAGGTTATAAGACAAGACTATACGATAGCACACTATAACAGAAGGTAGAACCTTTCCCGGCGCTCTCTGGAGCGACCACAGACCGTACAGAAAAATAAAGTAAAGCACAGCACAAGTCATTACGCGATAGACCAGAACAATACAGCATAACCCGGAACAAACATCACCGCCCCGGTCATCGTCGAGGGCTTGATGCTCTCCAAGCACGATACGGAATCGCAGCAGACAGTTGACTTTTGCCTATGTCACTTCGGCAGAGGACAGAACGCAGCATGACAAAACATCGAGCTTTCGACGATGACCGGGGACACCGCCCACGGGCGGGAGAATGGCCTGTAACGCCATATACACACTGCTGGATACAAAGGAATACTACTAGCAACAACAGTTCCTTATAGCACAGGACACAACATTACAGGTCATTCTCGCGCCCATGAGCGCAATTCTAAATCAGAAAGGGAGAACGGCAAACCATGAAAAAGGACGCCAACATTCTCGAAATCGAACCCATCAAGATCAAGCACGCAATCATCACCATCGAAGGTGACGGCGATCTCGTCCTGAACAAGATGAACGCCCGGAATCGCCGCGCTCTGATGGCTGACGACCGCAAGAAGGTCCGGGAAGTCCCGAACCCCTGGGAGGACATCATCACCGCGATTCACTGGCGGGACGATCTGCCCACCACCGACACCTACAAGGACTGTGACGAAGCCATGCTCAAGTCCCTGCTGAAAGACAACGCCCCCTGCATTTCCGCTTTCGGTTTGAAGAAGTCCTTCGGTCAGGCCGTCGTCCGCAATGAGATCGACAAGTACGCCACGAAGGTCGATAACGCCGTGAACATCGTGGCGATGCGGAACCTGGTGCCCATCACATTCGCCAAGTGGACGCTGGAGGAAACCCTCATGTCCCCGAAGCGCGGTGCCCCCATCACTACGCGCCTCAGCCACTTCTCCGGCTGGAAAGCCGTCTTCAAGATGGACTACACCGACCACGTTTACAGCCTCGACCAACTTTGCAGCTTCATCAACCTCGCCGGATTCGGTCTCGGTATCGGCAGCGGGCGGACCAGCGGCTACGGGCGCTACCACCTCGTTGACGTGATGCAGGCGTAATGGCACTCCAACGAATTAGTTACCCTGACCGGGCATCCTGGCTGGCGGGACGAGCAGAGCGGGGGGTGGGCGCTTCAGAGGCGGCGGCGGTCTGCGGGATGTCCAAGTGGATGACCAAAAACGAACTTTGGGAAATCCACACCGGGCGCAGGGAACGGAAGGATATCAGCGGCAAGGATTACGTTGGACGAGGGCATTTGATGGAGGCCGCTGTGAGAGGCTTCTACGCCGCCCTCCACCCGGAATACGGGATTGAGTACCACCCCTACGACATTCTGTATCAGGAGGAACGGCCCTGGCTGTTTGCGACGCTTGACGGGCAGATTACATCTTCTGACGGTCGGAACGGAATTTTGGAGATTAAGACCTCTGCCCCAAACAGCCGGGAGGCATGGAGAGAGTGGGACGGTCAAATACCTCAAGCGTATTACTGCCAGTGCATCCACCAACTGCTTGCGACCGGATGGGACTTTGTGGTACTGCAACCGGCCCTGTGGCACATGAACGGGGATATCACCCTGAAGGACGCATTCGTTATCGAACGCAGCGAGCATGAAGCTGATCTCGCGTGGCTACTTCAGCAGGAAGAAGAATTTTGGGAATCGGTACAGACGGGGAAGCGCCCCGGAGCACCGATACGGTTTTGAAGAAAGGAAGGAAAAGAATGAATCAGTATGACGGATTCGAGTACGTCGAGGTCAAGTACACGGCCAGCGACGGCGTTACCACGGGAAAGACCTATACCTACAAGACGAAGCTGAACCTGCGGCTGGGCCAGAAGGTCTATGCCCCTACCTACAAGAGCGATCGGAGTGAGGCCGTCGTGGTGTCGGTGAACTGCCCGGAACCCGGCTTCAAGTGCAAGGAGATCGTCGAGGTCATGCCGGAGGAGGCGAAAGCGGATGCCTGATCTGGAATTTAAGCTGACGACGGACCTGACGCCGATCAAGGAGACGATCCTCACCGCAAATTTTGCGGAAGTGGAATCCCAGCTCCGGGAGCTGATGGCCCCTTATGAAAAGATGGTTCTCCGCGAGGAAGACGTAGTCGAAGGGAAGAATGTGCTGGCCCGTATCCGCAAGGTGGAAAAGACCATCGACGATTACCGCAAGAGCATCAAGCGGGACTTCACCGCGCCCTTGGCGGCATTTGAAGAAAAGTGCAAGGCGCTCACCGCCGTCTGCTACGAGAGCGAGACCAACCTCAGCGAGCAGATCAACAAATACGTCGAACAGCGCAAGGCGGAGAAGCTGGCCGGCCTTCGGACTTTCTTCGATGACAACATCGGAACGCTTGCCCCTTATCTGTCCTTCGAGCAGGTGCAGAACCCCAAGTGGGGGAACGTCACCTATACCGTGGAGCAGGCCCAACAGGAAATTGCTCAGGCGATGGACATGTGCGCCGACGGAGTGGATGCCATCCGTGGTCTCGGTAGCGAATTTGAAGCGACGCTTCTGACAGCCTACGCCAAGAACCACGACCTCGCCGCCGTGATGAAGATGAACGGCGAGCTTGCGGAAACCAAGCGCCGCGAGGACGCTCGCAGGGAAGCTGAGGAAGCCCGCAGGCGGGAAGCGGAAGCGGCAAGGAAAGAAGCCGAGGAACAGGAAAAGGCGCGGCAGGAAGCGGCCAGGGCTGCGGCACAGGCGCAGGCGGCGAAGTACAAGCTGGACGATGAACCCGCTCCGGCGCAGGAGCAGACGGTCTACCAGCACGGCGAAGTGCCGAAGGAGAACGTCTACACTTTGGCGTTCCGTGTCCGGGCTACCCGCAGTCAGCTCGTAGAGCTTCGGGCGGCGTTCGACCGTATCGGCATCTGGTTCGAGAAGATCGAGGGCTGAGACGATGGCGGTGCGGAAGAAGGAAATCCCCCTTCCGGAGAAGGGGGCACGGTTTGAAGTACGGAACGCGCAGGGGGCGGTGATGGCGCAGACCGATTACCCGTCCTGCTACCCCGACCGGGCGCGGCGCGACGAACTGCGGAAAGCGGGATACAAGCTGTATCTGGGTGGGAAGGTATTCCGGGAGGAAAAGAAATGATTTGGATAGGCATTGACCCCGGCGCGAAAGGCGCGATGGCGGCAATCCAAGATAACGATGTTGCGGTAATCCCTTTTAACAAAGAAAGGTATATCCGCTATCTGACAGACATCAAGCAGAACTTCCCGCACGTCTGCTGCATCGAACAGGTTCACGCGCTTCATGGCAACGGAGTCACTTCTTCGTTTAACTTCGGGACTACCTACGGCTGGCTTTTGGGAATGCTTGACGCTATCGGCATATCGTACCAGCCCATCATGCCACAGCGTTGGAAAAAAGAATTCGGGCTTACTTCGGACAAGGCGCAGAGCGTGGAGGTCTGCAAGCGGCTGTTCCCGGGCGTGAACCTGAAACGGACGGAACTCAGCAAGAAGGACGACGACAACTGCGCAGAAGCCTGTCTCCTCGCGTTGTATGCCAAGCGGAAATTCTAGGAGTTGGTAACATGTCATGCGTCAACAACCACTATTCCCCGGAGGAACTGGAGAGCATCTTCCTTTGGGATATCATTTGCGAAGCACTTCCGCTTACGGCGGAGGAAAGACGGGAGATAAATAGGCGAGACTACATTCCTGAACCGGGAAAGAGAAAGCACCGGGCAAAGGAAACAGGTCTCCCGAAAAGCGCAGATGAGCTCAAAAAAGAAGAAGAGAGAAAACGCCGGGACAGCGAGTACCGTAGGCAGTATCGCGAGACCCACCGAGAGCAGAAACGTATTGCGGACGCTGCCTACCGAGCCAAGCACCGGGAAGCTATCAACGAAAGGCAAAGAGAATATGACCGGGCAAAGCGAGCCTCCGAAAAAGCAAAGCGGGTGTCGGCGTAGCCTTGAAGAAGCCGAGGGGTTGTTTCTGGAGAACATGAAGCTGGTCCCGTATATCGCCAACAACATGGCCATCAAGGTGACGGACGACACGATTCAGGACGGTTATATCGGACTCTGGAAAGCGTCCCTTGCATTTGACGATTCACGCGACCTGAAGTTCGCCACTTTTGCCGCCCCGGTAATTCGGAACAGCATCATCGCGGCATGGAGAGAAAGGACGCGGACGCCAGACGGGGACATTTCTTTGGAACAATCTCTCCTCCATGACGAGGGCGGAGACACGGAAGTCCGATATGCAGACGCGCTGGTCGATTGGAACGCCGAGAGATCGGCAGAAGAACTGCTCTTGGAAATGTACCTCGACGCAAGGCTCACGGAACAGGAAAAGAAGATTGTCCTCATGCGGATGAACGGGAAGCCAAAGACGGGAATAGGAAAGGCGTTCGGCCATTCCGACGCTTGGGCAAACGACCGGATAAAAAGCATACAGCGAAAGCTGAGAAAAGATTTCAATGTGAAAGGATGACTTACATTGGCTAGACCTAACAACGCGCTTACCACGAGCGGAAATGGCGCTATCGTAAACAAGCAGGAAAAGTTCTCCGTTGCCATTCAGGGCAACGCCCTCCAGGGCATGATTAAGAAAGCCACGCCGGACGCCAAAAGCGCCGCCCGTCTGACCGGGAGCCTGATTTCCCTTGTGGTTTCCAGCACGGAACTCCAGAACTGCAATCCCGCCTCCATCGTGGCGGCGGCTCTCCGGGGCGAGGGCATGGGTCTCATGCTCGGCATGGGCTATTATGTCGTTCCTTACGCCGGGACTGCCAGCTTCCAGATTTCATACAAGGGTCTCATCGCAATGGCGATGGCGGGCGGCGACGTGGCCGACATGGACTGCGTGGAAATTCGTGAGGGAGAGTACGTCGGACGCAACCGCCGGACGAAGCGCCCGGAGTTTGACTTCTCCATCTACGCCACGGACGAGGAAGCGGAGCAGCATCCCATCATCGGCTACTACGCCTACGTTGAGAAAAAGGACGGCTTCTTCCGCTCTGAGTACATGAGCCTCGGCGCAATTCTCGATCACGCCGAGCAGTACTCCAAGACTTTCGACCGTTCCAAATACCGCCAGCTTATCAGCGGCGACCTCAGCCCGGAGGAGGCGGAGCGGCTTAAGAAGAAAAGCCCGTGGTATTCGGCCACCGAGACCATGATGAAAAAGACGGTCATTCGCCGTCTGCTGAACAGCGGCTACGTCCAGCTCCGCGCCATCACCAACATCGACACGGTCCTTGAGCGCGAGGACGAGGAGGCCAAGGACGCGGAAGCCCTCGCTTCCTTCGACGTGATGAACGTGGACCCCGGAACCGGGGAGATTAGGGAGCAGAGCGTCCAGATTAACCCTTCGGACACGGAAGGAACGGTGGACGGCGAAGCCTCGGTCGAGGCTGACCAGCAGGTGAAGAAGGGACGCGGACGACCCAAGAAGGAATCCGCAGAGCCGACCGCGCAGGACGTGGCCTTTGAGCCGGTGAAGGAAGCGGTAACCATTAAGCCCGACGACGAAGACGACGTCCTAGGCAGCTTCTTTTCCTGATACGGAGGTAAACGAATGGGCCAGTTCAAGGTGCTTGACCGGGATATATCCGAAGGACAGCCCGGTGATAACAGAACAGCCCGTTACTACGACATGCTGACTTGGGGGGAGATAAGCGACCCCCCCAAGGTCAGCATCCGGGAACGGGATAAAACCAGACGGTGCAGTTTTTCCATCAGATGGAAGAAGCACACGTTTGTGAACTGCGTGGTCATAGAGAAGGACAGCCCCGGCGCTTATCTTGCGGCTCAGGAACTGCGCAAGGGAGATACCGTCCTGCTGGCTGGCAGACTGAGGGAATACACCTACACCCCGACAAAAGGCAAACGGGCAGGGGAGCAGATTCAGGGGCAGGACGCGAAAGTAAGCGTCATCATCCCGCAGCGGCTTATCGGAAAACTCATGGAGACGATGAGCGAGGGAGAACCGGAGGACGAGACCGAGGGTCTCTATATCGACGAGGAAACGGGGGAACTGGAGTGGTGAAGCCTATAGTCAGAAAGCTGTGCTTCCTGCTGGGTCTGACGGTTATGACCGTCGTGTGCTTCGCCCTGTGGGAACTGCTCAATGCCCCAATGACGGCGAGAGCGTCAGAGCCGACGGATACCCCGGAACCGGAGATCGTGTTCGTCGAGAAGACCGTAACGGAAACCGTCACCGAATACGTCAACGTTCCCCGACTCGTGGAAGTGGAAATCCCGGTCGTCGTGGAAAAGCAAATCGTCGTAGACCGCCCCATAATCGCGCAGGAAAGCGCGGAGCGCTGGAAGGGTATCATCATTACCTCGGAAGAAATCGAAGTTCTGGCGCGGCTGGCGTGGCGAGAAGCGCGTGGGGAAGGGTTGCTGGGGATGCGGCTGGTGATAGAGGTGGTACTCAACCGGGTTCTGAGCGACAAATTCCCAAATACTGTCTTTGAGGTGCTGTATCAGCCGGGCCAGTTTGCCCCCAGCGACGGAGCTTTGGAGCTCGGCGACATTACGCCCGGTGAGGATCAGTACGAAGCAGTAATGCTGGCGATCACGGAGACGCCGATTCTGGAGCCTGACGTTGTATTCTTCGCCACCACGCCGCTGTACGGTGAAATCTTCCTGCACGTCGGCGGACACTATTTCACAAGATATCCTGAGCATTGGTAATCGAAACGGAGGAAAAGAAAGATGGCATTCGTACCTATGGGCGGCGTGGTTAAGCTCTCCAAAACCGGGCGGCTGGTTTACGGAGAGGTGAGCCGAGACGCACAGCTTCTCGAAACAAAAAAAGGCGGGTACTTCGTGAAGTTCTCCGTCATGTGCGGGCTGAAGGACGGCACGGACGAAAAGCAGTACATCGAATGCAAGGCGTTCGACAAGGCGACCGTCAACTACTGCCGCGACCTGACGAGGGGAGACCCTATCTGCCTTATCGGAGATATGGAGAGCCGGGAATACGACGGGAAGACTTACTGGGATCTGAAAGTCGCGTGGGTGAACAGCCCCAGCGTCGTTCCGGACATGGGCGCTCCTGCGGAGCAGAAACAGACCGCCGCAAGCTACGACGACAGTTCGTCCGGTGACGGACCGAAGTTCTACGAATCGGACGATGACGACGAAGATGGTCTTCCCTTCTGATTGGAGGCGGACATGTCAGAAGTCAAGTGGATAAAGATAACTACGGACATGTTCGAGAATCGGAAGATTCGGCATCTCCGCAAGCTGCCGGACGGAAACAACATCGTTCTTATCTGGGTGATGCTCCTCTCTCTGGCAGGGAAGTGCAATGCTGGCGGGATGATATTTCTCACGGAGAACATCCCCTATACGCCGAAGATGCTGGCGGATGAACTGGACTTTGAGGAGAACACGGTGATACTTGCGCTCGATGCGCTGGAAAGCCTCGGCATGATTCGACGGGACGGATTCCTCGTGATCGAGGATTGGGCCGCGCATCAGAACGCAGAGGGACTGGATAAGATTCGGGAGCAGAACAGAAACCGCGTAGCAAATTACAGGCAGCGGCAAAAGGCATTACAGGAAAATAACGGCGTAACGTTATGTAACGTTACAGAGCGTTACGATGTAACGCAATGTAACGCACCTAGAATAAGAATAGATATAGATAAAGAAGAAGATATAGAAGAAGATACCCCCCTAAAGGGGGGTCTGGGGGGGAATGAAAAAGACGAGAAAAAACCCTCCAAGAAGACGGATTACGGGAAAGAAGAGTTCGAGAAGGATTTGTCCGTACTCTCAAAACCGATGGCAGACTCCGTGGTGGAATGGCTGAAGTACAAGAAACAGCGCCGGGAAGCCTACAAGCCTGTGAGCATAAAGAAGTTCATCACGCAGGTAAAGGGCTACGCGGAACAGTACGGGGATGAGGCTGTGATGACTGTCATTTCCGACAGCATTGCCAACGGATACATGGGCGTGGCGTTTGCAAGCATCAAGGGAAAGAAGCCAAATGGCGGGAGCGGAAGCCGGACTGCCAACTATGACTACTCGGACACGGAAGGAGCATTGTGACGTGGCGCTGGAATCTTTGGGAGACTTCCTGCTGGAGGAAATCGTGAGGAATACCGCTCCTGCCGAGGCGGAGGACGGAGACTTCCGGAATGAAGACGGTCTCCTGTGCTGCGGGGTGTGCGGACAGCAGAAAGAGTGCAGAACGGAGATCATGGGCAGGATATTTACGGTGCCGTGCCTGTGCAAGTGCGGGGAAGACGCATACGCCAAAAAGGAGCAGGACTTCAAGGAGGAGCAGCGCCGAATCCGAATCTCAAATATGCGCGTCAGCGGGATATCGGACGAGAGTCTTCGTGATGTTCGCTTCGAGGATTCCGACGGGAACGAGAACATCCAGAAGTGCCGAGCGTTCGTAGAGCATTGGGACGAAATCAAAGTTCAGAATACCGGGCTGCTTATGAGCGGCCCGGTAGGGACCGGAAAAACTTACGCGGCAGCATGTATCGCCAACGCCCTTATAGACCGGGGCGTACCCGTGATGATGACGTCGTTCCCGGTAATACTCGGAATTTCAAAGTTCGAGATGAACGACATAGTCCGGCAGGCAATGGAATACGACCTCATTATCGTTGACGACCTTGGCGTTGAGAGAGATACGGAATTCTCGGCGGAAACGGTATACCAGTTCATAGACGCAAGGTACAGGACGGGCAAGCCCCTTATAGTAACCACCAACCTATCGCTGAAAGACATGCGGTCGCAGGAGAGCATCCGATATAAGCGCATCTACGACAGAGTGCTGGAGATGTGCGTACCGATGGTATTTTCGGGAGACAGCCGGAGAGTGGAGAAGCGGAAAGAGAAAGCAAACGTCCTCCGGGAAATCGTATTCGGTAAGACGGAAGAAGACTGATGACCGGAACTGCGCGGAGGGGGTGATTGACTTGGGCTACAACAGACATGCCCGCAACCGGGGGTGGTGGGGCTACATGAAGTACATCGTCCGCAAATACGGAAGTGGGCGGGAACCGGCCTCCGACCTGGAGAGGCGGGAGCTGGAAGCCGTCCGCCGCGCTGTGGACGAAACCTTCCGCACACGGGACGGAGCCAGCCGCATCGAGTTCATCGAAATGATTTACTGGCGGCGCAGCCACAGCCTGCAAGGAGCGGCCATGAAGATCGGCATATCGGAGCGCACCGGGCTTCGGTGGCACGGGGAATTCATAAAGACCGTGGCAGCGGAGTTCTTCGGGGATGCGTCGCTCCGTGAAGACAAGGGAAAGAAAAAGGGGGATAAGGAATTATGATCGTCAAAGTGAAACTTGACCCAGGCGCGTTTTTGCCGAAGCACGGCCACGACGACGACGCGGGGTGGGATCTGTGTGCAAAGGAAGATTTTGTCGTTCCCGCCGGGGGACATGCCGTCCACGACACCGGCGTACACATGGCAGTGCCGGAAGGGTACTGCGGCCTGCTGGTGAGCAAGAGCGGCCTCAACGTGAAGCACAGCCTGACAAGTACGGGCCTGTTGGACGCAGGATATACCGGCTCCATCATCGTGAAAATATACAGCGAGGACACCGGACGGGACTACATGTTCAAGGCCGGGGACAAAATCAGCCAAATCGTTATCCTGCCGATCCCGAAGGTGGAGCTGGAAGTCGTGGCGGAACTGGACGAAACGGAGCGCGGAGACGGACGGATGGGGAGCACCGGGAAATGAAACATCTGGGCGACGTAAAAAATATCCACGGGTGGGACATAGAGCCGGTTGACGTGCTGACCGGGGGGTCCCCCTGCCAAGATCTTAGCGTTGCGGGACTTCGCAAAGGGATGAAACACGAAGAACTGGACGATGAAGAAACGACCCGGAGCGGGTTGTTTATGGAACAGATCAGAATAGCAAAGGAGATGCGGGAACGTGACAGAGCAATGGGGAGAACAGGTGTCGATGTTCGATGCCGCTATTTCGTCTGGGAAAACGTTTGCGGAGCCTATTCCAGCAATTCCGGCAGGGACTTCCAAACGGTCCTCACGGAAATCATCCGCGTCGCAGACCCAACGGCCCCTACAGTTCCTGTGCCTGACGGGGGATGACCAAAGTACGGATGCTACTACTCGGAGATGGGAAGCTGGAGTCTCGCCTATCGTACCGTGGACGCCCAGTTCTTCGGAACTCCGCAGCGCAGAAAGCGCATTGCCCTCGTATGTGATTTCAACGGACTCACCGCGCCGGAGATTCTATTTGACCCTCAACTGCGGGGAGAAACCGAGGGCGGAGAACCCGACGAAACTATCGCAGGTGCTGGAGACGAACCCGGACGAAAAGTATCGGCTGTCGGAGAAAGCCTGCCTCGGAATCCTGAATCGTGCCGAGAGAAGGGGGAAGGAACTGCCGACGGAACTAAAAGAAGCGCTGGAGAGACAGTCCGGGCGCTCAGTTTCCAGGAGCGGGCAGGAAAACCCGGAGGAGGAAAAGGAATCCTGATCCAGGACGAACACACCGGTGCGCTGAGTACCTTCACCAATCAGAGCGTATTCGCCTACGGAATCGATCAGCAGGGAGGAAAAGGCGGAGCAAACTATCAGACGGACAAGTCTCCGACTATCCTGTCAGACAGCCACGGTACGCCACATGCGGTAGCCTACGGCATATCCGCCTACGACTCCAACGCCATGAAATCAAAGAACCCGCACAGCGGGATATACAAGGCTGACACCTCAAGAACGCTTGACTTGAACGGCGGGAGTCCTGCCTGCAATCAGGGCGGGATGATGATCCTGAACAAAGAACAAGTAAAGACCTTTGCAATCGAGGGGAACGGAACGAGAAAGTCCCACTTCGGAAACGGATACGCCGAGTCCGACGTCATGTATACGCTCAACACGATAGAGCAACATGCGGTCGCCGCCGTAGATTGCCGGAACGGAACGGAAAACCCGGAGATAAACGGAACGCTTCAGGCAAAGAATCAAGGAGTCAGCCTCAACCTGAACAACGTCGTCAGGGTATCGGCATTTACCCAGAATCAGCGAGAAGAAGTCCGAGACTTGGAAGACGTTGCCGGGAGCCTTTCATCCGAGCCGGGTACGCATCAGCAAACCTATGTGGCTCAGACGGAACAAAAGGGAAGCGACAATGGTTGAAGACGGGCAGCGCGAACGGAAATCTCCGGAAAGACGCATCTACGACGCAAGGGGAAACGGGTCGGGGGAAATATCCCCGACCCTGACCGGAGACCATCAGAGCAGGATCACAGATTATACCGCTATCGTGCTGGAACTGTGGGACGCAGGGGGCGCGGATTCTGGAGATGAAGAAACTCTATAACCAAGTCAGGCGTTATTGGTGGAGAGAAGATGAGTACGCAATGCCGATAATCGCCAGATACGGAACCGGCGGTGGGAATATGCCTATCATACTGGAAAGCAATCAAAACCACGCGACGGAAAAGGAGACGGAAGATTGTACGACGCTTCCTGCAAGCATGGGAATGGGAGGGGGATATGTGCCGATGATTGTTGACGCTTTGCCGTTTGACACTACCCAGGTCACAAGCCCCGGAAACTACTCGCATCCGAAGTGGGGAGACCCCTGCCATCCCATAGCGAACCAAGGTCATACTCCAAAGGTGGTGATACAGAGCATGGATGATAAACAGGAGAGAGCAGTTTCCATAGGAAACGGTCAGCTCAACCAAGTGTCCATGTCTCCGATAGCAAATGCGTTGGATTGTATGCACGACCATCAAGCGGTCATGGAACGGGAGGAAAACAATATGTCGGATAGTATCGTGCGCAGACTCACCCCGAAAGAGTGCTGTAGGCTTCAGGGCTTCCCAGATTCGTGGGTTGATCTGGGGGAGTGGGTCGATGAAGACGGGAAGACCCACAAGGATGCGGATACCCCGAAGTATAAAGCGTTGGGGAACAGTATCGCCGTGGGATTCGCCAACGAGCGAAGCGGGTTCTGGTGCTGGCTGATGCGGAGGATATCGGCACAGTACGAAAAGAGACCGACAATGGGGAGTTTGTTCAGCGGCATAGAGGGATTCGGTCTTGCCTTTGCCGCCATCAATGGGCCAGAAAGCGTAAGGTGGAGCTCGGAAGTGGAATCCTTTTGCATTGCCGTTATTACCAAGCACTTTGGAAACGAGGAAAAAGGAATAGAAGGCGACTTCTATCAAGCAATAGGAAAGTTGTGAGTACAATGAATAGTACCATCGAAGAAATCTGGACTAGGGTAAATCTTCCGGCATACTCAAATCAGTACTGGGTGAGTTCAAAGGGAAGAATATATAGCAACTATACCCAAAAAGTGTTGAAGCCCAAGGATTCCGTTGCTGGATATCATAGAGTTGCGCTTTGCAACGGGGAAGAAAAGCCCAAACTAGTCTCAATACATCGGATTGTGGCATTGTCTTTTTTGGACAATCCGCTCGGCAAACCAACTGTAAACCATAAAAACGAGGTCAAAACAGATAACCGTGCAGAGAATTTGGAATGGGCTACTAATTTGGAGCAAAACACCTACGGAACTCGGATAGCTAGGGCGGTAGCTCACACGGACTTCAAAGAGAGAAGCAAGAAGATGAATTATGCGAAAATTGCTTCCAAACATGACTACCAGAATCCAAAGATGTGCGGGAGAAAGAAGACCGTGGTGCTTAAAAACGGCATTGTTGTGGGTACATATTACTCAGCAAAAGAAGCTGCTGCTGCCGTGGGTGTAAATTATGTCAAAGCAACGGAATGCGCCAACGGAAAACTGGCACAGGTCGGAGGATATAAATTCATATATAAGGAGGAGTCATGAGAATCGGTCTGATTGACGTCGATGGTCACAATTTTCCGAACCTGGCGCTCATGCGGATCAGCGCGTACCACAAAGCCAAAGGAGATACGGTAGAGTGGTGGTGGAGCGACCTTGAGCATTATGATATCGTTTACATGAGCAAGGTCTTTTCCGACACCTACTCACCGGATGTGCCGGAGCCGATGAACGCGGACCTGGTAATCAAGGGTGGAACCGGCTACTGCATCAGCCTTGGCGAAGACGGGAAGGAACACTTCGATAAGAGCAAGAACGAAAACCTTCCGCCTGAAATAGAGAGGTGCTTCCCGGATTACAGCCTTTACCCTGAGTTCAAGTATGCCGTTTCAATGACCTCCAGGGGCTGTAGCAGGCAATGCCCATTCTGCCATGTGGCCGCGAAAGAGGGATGCGTCAGCACCAAAGTGGCCGACGTCTCGGACTTCTGGAACGGGCAAAAGGAAATCAAAATCCTTGATCCAAACATCACAGCCTGCCGGGATAAGCGGGAACTGATGGCGCAGTATCGTGAGACCGGGGCAAGGCTGGATTTCACCCAAGGTTTGGATATTCGTTTGCTCAACGGTGATGACATAGACGATATAAACCAAATGAGGATAAAGGAAATCCATTTCGCTTGGGATAACCCAAAAGACGACCTGAAAGAGAAATTTGCGGAATACGCGAAAAGGGCGAAGCACAAGCCACATGGACAGTATGGAACGGTATATGTCCTCACGAATTACAATAGCACCATGGAAGAAAACTTATACCGCGTTGAGACATTGCGGGAGCTTCGGTTCGACCCATTCGTCATGGTGTACGACAAGCCACACGCTCCATATGAAATACGAATGCTCCAGCAGTGG